TCACCGTCGATCCCAGAGGCAATCTTCGCGGCACCGTCCTCGGACAAGAAGCCTGCACGGACAAGCCACTGACGGGCCATCCGTCTGACTCCCTGTGCCTGATACGTCCTCATCAGGTTCAGTTCCCTGAACTGGTCCTTGGACCGCTCGATGAGACTGTAGCCCCTGAGCGGGCTGTCGGGGTCACGGCTGAAGTAGAGCGGGATGATGGGAACGATGGGACGACCAGAGGCAGTCTTGTATGGAATCCCTGTCGTCTCGTGGACAATCTTCGTCTCGACCTCGCCACTGTCCGCGTCGGCGGCGACCTCAGCATCGAGAGCACCGACCTGCACCTTGACTCCAGTGAACAGGAATTTGGTGCCGTCCTTGTAGTCAGGCGACCAGACGAGGAGCTTGTCGGCGCGGAGGTCATACATTTCGACCACCCTGACCCACTCCGCGTAGGGACTGTCCTGCCCCGGCTCAATCCCGAGGGATGCCTCACCGCGCTTCTGACCAGCGATGGACGCGCTCTCAATCCACTTGACGTAGGGACGAGTGGTGTAGGCGTCCCGGCGCTTTCCATACCGCTGCATGGCCTCCTTGACCGGCAGCATGTAGACGTGCCCGACGAACCGCTGGTTGTCCCACGAGTGTGCTGTGTCGTCCACGATGACCTGCCACGGCGGGATCGCGGCGGCGGCGACACGCTTCATAGGGTCAACTGACTCCACCGGGCTGAGCTTGATGAAACCCGGACTGTAGATGAGAGCAAGCCGGGTAGCGTCCTCGATTTGCTGACGGACAGACTTGAGGAACTGGTTTGCCGTCGCCTCAGCCACCTCGGGGTTGCCTCGACCTCGGAGGTCTGGACCGACGACGACGCTCGGGTCTTTTGCATAGAGAGAGCCGAGGTATGACTCCACGACAGCGTAAGCCTTGGGCACCTCAGTGCGAAGCACGTTGTCGGTGTAGGTGTTCTCGCGCCAGAACCGGGTCAGGTAGAGCGCCCTGCACTCACGGTACAAGGACCGCTTGGAGTCGAAGTGCTGGTCGTGACCGGCGACGATTTCAGCCACCTCGGAGGGTGTCAGGTGTTTTGGTGCCATGGAAACCTTCTTATCAGAAAGGGAGGGACTTTGACCGTGTTCTTCTTGCGCGGCTCGCGTCGATCAAGTCCTTGATGCGAGCCTGAGTCGTCGGAGCGGCGTCTCTACGCTGCTTGGGAACGTCTCTGAGGGCACGGTAAGCCAGAGCGATAGAAATGGCTGCATCGTCGTGTGAGCCCTTCGGTGCCTCCGGGGCAATCTTACCCGGCGCGATGGTCAGACCCCGTAGCTCCATCCATGTACACTGAGGCAAGACCGTGATGATCGGCAAGGCTTCTCGGAGCGTGTCCAGAGCCTCCAGCTTGCTCTTGAGTGTCGTCACCCATGGCTTGCCGTCCGGGTTGACCCAGAGCCGTCTGTAGCCGCAATGGTTCATCTCAAGCAGGGTGGCGGCTCCGTGGTTGTTTGACTCTATGAGGCAGAGGGCTTGGTTGTACTGAGTGGCGACCTGAATGACCCGGTGTGCCCACTGTGACGGGGTGGCCCGGTTGTTCCGCTCAAAATAGACCGGCTGCATCGTGCTGACGCTGACGACGGTGAGTGCAGAGTAGTCCTGACCCACGCCACCCGCGATATCGACCCCGATGACGTAGGAGTCGGTCGCGTGGACAGACTCGATCACCACACGGTCGCTGTGGGGGTGAGGGACGACCGTGATGTTCTGCATCAAGCTCTCGTCGTAGTAGCCGCCGTCGCGTGACCTGAAGCAGTCGTCCAGACAGCCGGGATACTCCCTGTCAAACTTGTGTATGCCGACACGGCGACGAACACGACGACGCCACGACAGTTGATGATGGTCGAGGTGAGTGTTGAGCTTGACCGAAAGTTGCTCCTCCTCGACGGTCGGGACGAACACCCCGTTCTCCAGAAACTCCTCTGGGATCACTTCGTCGCGGTAGGCTGGATGCTCCCACCAGTACATCGTGAGTAGGTGCCAGCCGTTGCTGGGCGCGTTGAGCAGGAGTTTGCTGAAGTAGTCGGCGGGATTCTTCACCGTGCTCTCGACCATGAGCAGACCCTCACCGACAGCAGCATCAGCAGCGGCGATGACTTCTTCAAGGTCCGGGGCGTAGCCCGCCTCAGAAATGAGCGCGGCGACCGGGGTGAAGGACCGTAGCCCGTCTACCGACCGAGAGGTGAACGCCTGCACTGAGGCTCCGGTGTCTCCATACTTGATGACGGTCTTCGCCTTGCTCGCGATGGGTCGCTTGAGGACGCTGGGTGGGTCTTCAATCCATCGTCGGTAGTCGTCAAGGAGCATGGTCGCGGAGTCTGCTCTCATGGACACAACGGCGTGCATTGCCTCGTAGGGCGTGGCGTATGCCATTTGGTTCAGGACCATCTTGCAGCCCGTCGTCGCGTAGACCTGTCGAGCCTTGCCGATGATGATCCTGTTGTGCCCCTGCTTCACTGCTTGGAAAATCTTCTCCTGCATCGGACTGCTGTTCCACTGGACCGGACGCTTGGTGTCCTTGTCTTGAATCTTGTGAAGCTGAGCAAACTTCGACACGTCTCCGATGATGCCGGTGACCTTCTTGTGCAGTGCCGGGGGAACCTTCGCGGGGAGGTACACGCTCACTTAATGAGCCTCAACGCCTGCTCCAGTTCCGAGGCAGCGGTCCCGGCTGCTTCATCGAGGTCATTGCCGCGCTTCAGGTGGAGTCGGCTGAGGTGGTCGAGGGCAAGGCGGAACAGTCCGGGGTTGAGCGGAGACTTCTCCCCGTTGAGCAGACTGACCTTGTGCTCATCTACGATCCACCAGAACAGGGCTTCTACGTCCCGGTTCTTCAGAGCCTCTTTCAGAGCCTTCTCACGCTTGGACACGTATACCTGTGGCATTGCCCCCTCCTGTGCCCCTATTCTACCCTGTTTTCTCCCCTGCTCGCCATATAGGTGTAGCCCCCTTGCAAGCCTGCCAAGACCGCGAGAGAGCTACACACCAAGGGAAACAACAAGACCGGAGTGGGAGGACCGTGGGAACTGGTCCGTGACCCTTGAGGGAACCACCCTCTCACCGGGAGACACCCATGACAATGCCTCCCTTTCAGCTTACCCTGTCTGGGAGGGCAGGTCCATCACTGAGGTAGTGCTGGAGGGAGCCTGACCCTCTGCCTCCCTCGCCTCGCGTCTCCTCTGCATTGCAGGGGCCGGGGTTGGGGAGGTTTCCTTTTGTCCCCGTAGCCACGTCCTCCTTTAATGTATAAGAAAGCGTTTACGTGGCTACCATTAAGCGACTCCCGAAGCGGGTTACCCTCGGATTTCCCGAAAAAACATGACCATCAGCCCTTCTCTATGGCTATGGCAGTGTTCATAGGTTACAGTCTGAGGGCACCCGCAACCGGAGCACTACCAATGCCCACCACGTCAGACAAACGAATCCGAAAAGTCTGTTCTTTCACCCTGAGTCAAGACGCGCGCGATAGTCTCAAGGCGGCGTCTACGAAGACTGGGATGAGCATGTCCCGTCTGGTCGAGCGACTTGCGCTCAACATCAAAACGAACACCGTCACCGTCAGCAGCGACCTTAGCTGACAAAGACAAAGCCCCCCTCCCTGACTTTAGACGGATGGGAGGAGGGCATACACCAACAGGAGTGTAGTTTGCAGCCCAAAGATATCGCGCTTTCCCTCATGCCGCAAGGCCCCCAAGGCTCCGTCGTCAAGACTCGGCCCCTCCCGAAGTCGAAGTACACCCAGCACTTTTTCAGCGGTGGCTTCTTCAAGCCGGGATCCTCTGCCAAGGAGTCTGACCTCATCAAGTCAGCCTTTCTGTCGCTCGACATTGACTGCAAGGAAAACCCCCACGTCCAAATGGCTCTGGGCTACGACCCGACCACCGACGAAGATGAAATCAAGGTCATCAAGCAAGACCTCTACGACCGTCCTGAAGATGAGTGCCGAACCCTCTTCAAGACTGAGCAGGTCATTGAGGACACCATCGCGCAGACCGTAGCTGCTGGCCTCCCTCCGGTCCCGAACGTCATCATCTACACCGGGCACGGATACCAGTTCCTCTACACGATGCCCGACGACATGGGATGGAACAAGAAGGGTGAGCAGTGGGGCAACCCTCGCCTCAAGGAACTGCTCAAGCGTGCTGTCGATGCTGGTGACCTCGACTTCATCGACAAGGACGCCAAGGACATTGGCACCCGTATCATCCCCCTCCCCGGCTACCGTCACCGCGCCACCGGCAAGAACATCACCATCGAGGGCACGCCCCACGACACCCCGGCTGACCTCAAGCCCTTCTTCGCTGCCCTTGCTGCCCGCTACCCTGATGGAGTCAAGGTCAAGCCCAAGGCGGTCAAGCGCAAGAAGGGCAAGTCCACAGGCAACGCTCAGGGCACTCCGAAGTGGGTGACATGGAACGACAGCTACCCTGAGCTACCGCAAGGCTCTCGGTGTGACTGCCCGCTCTGTGGTGGCTCTGGCTACCGTCGTATGAGCGAGGGGGAATACCGGTGCTGGTCCTGCAACACTAACTTCAAGATTCCTCCGACCCTGTTCTCTCCGGTCAACGGTGTCCGAAAGATTGCACTCAAGAAAGGTCGCGCCATTTGGCCCGCCGACCGTCCCGAGGCTCTGGTCCTCAAGACGGCTACTGCTTCAGGCAAGACGTGGCTCCTTGAGCGGCAAGCAGCCGAACACCGCAAGAAAGCGGGCTGGATGCCCCACAAGAAAGTGCTCGCCATTGCTCCGTTCAAGTCTCTGGCTGAGCAGCTTGCCACCCGGCTCAAGATTGAATGGGCCTACGCTGGCTCTGACGTGTCGCTCCGCACGGAGTCGGTTGCTTGCTGCATGGCTGCAATCCAGTCCAAGGCGGATATCTACTCCCGACAGAACCTCCAGCATGTCCACGTCGTAGTCGATGAGAGTGAGGCCGTCCTCGGTCAGTTCGGGACGATGCTGGTCGGTGAGAAGGGCTGCAAGAACTACAACCAGTTCCTTCGGATCCTCGCCTTCTGTGGCTCCTACACGCTCTGTGACCAGAACGCCGGGGCTGCTACTGCTCAGGCAATGAAGGACGCTGCCACCGTCAGGGCATCCCACAACCTCCCCCCTCGTAACGAGGAGTGGTGGGTGTCTGCCCACTACCGTCACTCCTTCGTGGAGGTTCAGTCCATCTACCGGACCAATGCTCAGGGTGAGACTGTCGTGGAGACAAGCAGCAGCGTCATCCACAAGGGTCTGCTGGTCGAGCAAATCAGTGCCGGGTGCAAGATTGTCGTCTTCATGTATGGCAAGGCAGCGTGTGAGGGGCTGGCTCAAATGCTTCGGGATCACTTTCCAAACCGAGACATTCGGTGTGTCACCGGCAGCAAGAGCAATGCCTCTACGAACGACCTGAGCCAAGCAGCCCTGACCTGTGACGTGCTCATCTACAACAACGCCATGTCTACCGGAGTCTCCATCGACGTGATGGACCACTACGACCACCGGCATGTTCTCTGTGGAAACGAGCCGAACCTCGGCGGTGACATGGTTGAGCAGGCAGCACACCGCGTCCGCAACCCGAAGAACCTCCCCATCTTCATATCCAGTGCTGACCGCGCCATGGCCCCTCGCTGGAAGTTTGATGCTGTGACCCTCTCACGCAAGGCTGAGGAGGCTCTTGAGGCTGAGGAGGAGACTGCTCGGGGCATCACCAAGAACATCAAGTTCTCCCTCCGTGACGACTACCACGCCTCCTTCGACGCTGTTCGTCTCGGCTGGCTTCAGGCTGTCCTGATGGCTGCTCAGTTCCGTCGCGGGACGGGCTGGGCGATGGAATACCTCAAGACCCGGCACGACTGGACGACCCTGAACCACAGCGCCCCTACGCAAAACCTTGCTGAGCTTCACCGTGAAGCTGTCGCTGCCGTCAAGGACCGTGATGCGCTGGCCGTGGCTGTGTCTGTGCCGCTCTCTGAGGACGCCCTTGACCGCGTGCAGCAGGCTGGCGCTGAGGACGACGCTGAGGCTGATGCTGCCTCCGCTGCTCGGATGGTCAAATACTACGGTGACGCCTACACCAACGCCCCCGTTGACGACATGAAGGAACTGGTCAAGAAGCACAAGTCCGGGCTGCTCAAGAAGGTGGACGTTTACGCTCAGGCTCGGGTGTTCTTCGAAGACCCGACTCTCCACCTCCGGTCCATCAATCAGTTGAAGCGGGCGAACAAGAACCGTACGGTGATGACCTTCGCTCACAGGCTGAGCAAGGCTGTCGTGCTGTTCGGTCTGCTCAATGAGCTTGAACAGTTCCGCGTTGACGGTGCCCTTGAGATTGAGGTTCCCGCTGCTGGAGCCGCCACGGTGATCCCGACGTTGCGACCGTATGCCAAGAAGGCTGGACTGAAGCTCCGCGACGACTGGCAGGCTGCACCTATCCGACAGCTTCAGGAATGGCTGAAGCTCGGAAACCTCAAGATGGTCTGCCGACGACGAGGACCGCGAGGATCACAGACACGGCACTAC